AACATCAAGATCTCATCTTTAATAAATAAGATATTTGTTTTGGTCGTCGTGCCTTTCTTACTTTTTTTCACGGTCAACAAATTTGGTTATTACTTCCCACCGCTCCAACGAACGGCCTTCAACATTACGTGTAACGGCAGCTAAGAAGTCGTTAAATAACTTATCGTTAAGTTCCTTTGCTTCCTGTCCACTCATCGTCCGTTGCTCCCCTACAGGTTGATCGGAAAATGTGCGTTCGTAAAGGTGCTTAGATGCATGGAACTCTTCAGCCTCCCTTTCAAAACGACGCCTATAAGCTGCCGCCAACTCAGAACGACGCTGTGATTTCGCAGCATTGGACCAAGCCTTTGCCATCGGATTAATATATCTCATGACAAGCTAAAGGCGCGTTCGAAGTTAGTTAAGACGTCTTTACCATAAGGCTCAATGAACCAACGGCCAACGTGAGTGCGATTTCGCTCCCCTTGCTGAAGGCTAACCTCACAACGAACTAAGTGCCGGGTTTGCATGCCAACCAAGGCCCCGTAAGCTGTCGGTCTAGTGATATTAAACACTTTAGCAAGCTCATGGGCAGTAACACCATCTTTAGAGCCAACGTATGCCAACATTGCTACTCGTGCTGTCTTGGTTAGCCCAGCGTCTACAAGGTGACCAAAGGCCACCGCTATCTTTTTTACGTTTATGTTTTTCATCATAGTCTTTTTATTTCTCTAGGAGATCTCTAGCTGCCGCAAGGTCCGTCGGAACGAGCTTGGCATAACGTAACGTCATGTGGATGTCTTTATGGCCCATCCAATGCTGGACGACCTTGACGTTAATTCCTTTGCTCATCAACCGAGTCGCACACGTGTGTCGGCAATGGTAAAATACGAAGTCTTTGAGTAACTCTGGAGCCCTTCGGCGTAACCTAGCCCACTCCCTTGTGATTCGGTAAGAGGTAAAACGTCGCCACTCCCCAACCGTCTCAAGGGCTTCTAGGGCTTTCGAGGTGAGCGGGATTGTGCGTGGCTCCCCGTTCTTGGTTTTGATAACATCAATCACCGGCCCAACGATAGGATCACGACGGATCATCTTAGCAGTCAAGCCCAACGATTCCGAAGGTCGAAGCCCGGTTTCGATAGACCAGACAAAAAACAGGCGAAAGGCGTCGTCGTCGATAAGATTCTCAATGGCACCTTGTTGCTCAACCGAAAAGAACCCTATGCGTGCGTTGGATGGTTGCTTGATGCGTGGAACCTTGAACCCAACGGTGTGAAGCCCTCGTTCCCGGGTGAAGTCAAGGCATGTCTTCAGTGTTTGAAGCTTACTGTTAATCGTGGCAGGCTTGTTGCCCTTCTTTAGCTCTTTCCGGATAACATCATCAACGTGCTCTAAGCGTAAGCCCCCGGTGGTCTTTGGGAGACTTGCAACCCAAAAGGAAATGTTACGACGTTCGACCTCCTCACGAGCTTTTCCGGCCCAACGATTCGCAAAGGTGATCTCGAAAAGTTCTTCTATTGTTTTTCTTGCCATGCCCAACGATTACAGGACGTTTTTAAAGGTGGCAAGCTTTTTCTTTTTAACGATACCTAAAAGAAAGAAGAAAACCCCCCTAGGTCGATCCTAGGGAGGTTTTGTGAGATGGGTGGGAAGGCTTATCGCAAGGCTTTGTTAGCTTCTGTCGCTTGATACTTTAAGCGTTCAGCGCGTCGCTTGATGGTGGTGACATAATGCCCGAAAAGATCAAACTCCCTGACAAACTCCCGGCACGCCTTAAGAGCTTGATCGGTCGTAGCGTGCCAAGTCTCCCGGTCAGTCAAGCACTCCCCGAACGCGTCAAAAACCACGAATCTTTTGTTTTCCCGAGGTTCATTCTCTTTCGAGCCTATCGATTCGATCAGGTAAAACAAAAAACCCATTTCGTCCGCCTCCCCGGAGCGCAAGATTCTCGCTTTAAAGAAACGCAAGGTATCGTCGGTGGCGTAAGATGTTCGATTTGCTAGGTTGAGCTGCGCGTTTCTTTTGGCGTCGCTTGATTCCGGGCGAAACCTATTGACGCTCATAGCATACAAGGCACGCCGGATTTTGGCGGTTTGTTTGTCGGTCATTTGTTTTGTTTTCATAGTTTTTAGGTGCGATTAAACGCAAACAACCCCCCGAACGATTCGAGAGGTTGGGAAGCGATTAACGGCGCAAGCTATCAAGCTTCTTTCTGTCAGCTTCTTTCTTCATGTCCGCGAGTCTTTCTTCTTCCGTGCGCTTGTCGGTTATCAGGATAACAAACAAAACGAAAAGAAAGAGACAGATTCCGATGGTAAACGTGATTTCTTCCGACATTATTTTCGCGCGGTTCGAATTGGCATAACAATCGCAAAAGCTTTGATGCATTCCGCGCCGTAAGTTTTGACTTCCTTTAATTCTTCAAAAACAACCGGCTCCAATGGCGAGGGATTGCGCATAAACCACCTTTGAGACTCTCGAGAATCTTTTGGACGGTAAAGGGTGCCCTTGCCTATTGCGTTGGAGATCAAATCTTCCGCAAGCGACCAGTTTAAATCGTCTTGCATGTCCTTGTTCAAAAGAACTTTCGTGATGATTACTTCCGATAGACCAGCTTCCCCTTTGCATGTGATTTCTTTAGAGGTTTCCCCTTTGCCGAGATGCTCATTAAAGATGCTTTTCCAGTTAGGATAAGTGAAATCCTCACGGCACGTTTCAAAGATCACGCCGGACACCTTGTGTTGAATAACACTCAACAAAGTATTCTCATTACCTTGCCAGCGGAACATTTCACGAAAACCAAGTTCTGTAAATTCAAGCACGTGCAAAGATTTGCCGGTGGTTGCTACAAGGTGCACCTTTTCAGGCGTGGAAAAATCCACATACACCTTTTCTTTGAACTTCCGGTATTGATCCTTTTCTGTCGCTTTAAGCAACCAGCGCAAATATTGCGTGGTTTTACGATCGGCAGTTGTAATGAGTTCGTTTTGTTTTTGTTCTTTTGTCATAGTTGTAGCGGAGTGGTTTCATTAACTCCAAACAACCCCCCGAATAATTCGAGGGGCTGGCATGGAATCAACGCAAGATAAGATTTGCAAAATCCTCAGAGCTTATCACGCACAAAAGCAGCAGGAACGCGATGAAAGCGAGGCACTCGATAAAATCTCTCATGGGCTTTAGTTGTTAGCTTGAAGGTATTCCTTGATGAGAACGGCTTGATATTTGATGCGCTTTCCAGCCTTACCGTATCGGCGATCGAACGCATCCATGATAATATCGGTATGATTCCAATAGGTATCGGAGGGAACACTTAGAATGAAGTCACGAAGCTCATTAAACGCTTCGTATCGATTTCCGTGCCGTTCGTAGGCTCGTGCACTGATAACCACTTTAATTTTGTTTTGTTTTGTTTTCATAACGTCGTCAATCTATCGGTCATCTGTTAGTCCGTCAATATAAAAAACACATTTTTTTTGAGGCGTGTTTTTTGAGGGGCTCCGAGTGTTCTTAAAGAAAGGGCTCCGAGTGTTCTTAGAGGAAGGACTCCGAGTGTTCTTAAAGAAAGGGCTCCGAGTGTTATCTAGGTTGCAAAGGGGGTGCGGAACGACAAATACAGACTAATGCAAATAACTTGCAATAATCATGGGAGCCCCCTTAATTGAATAACATTCCCTTTCCCGGTTCACTTAGTAAAACATTCTTAATGTCTTTCTTTTTCACTGTGGTTCAATAGATAACACCTCCCCCCTTATTAAAATATGGAGATTCGCCGGGAAATTGAGAGATTTGGAGGGGGTTTGGGGGGATTTTTCGGAACGACTAGCGTTATATACCCCCTCACATTTTTATAACAAAATCTTAACCACTGAAAGGATCACGCGGAGTATCCTCATCGTCCTCCTCAAGACGCCTACGGAACAACTCAGAGCCATACTCGTCGATCATGTATTGAGCCTCTTCGCGGTTCTGGATCTCGCTTTGAACTTTCCTGTGGACTGACGGGATAAGCCCTAAGGCGACGTAGGGGTTCGAGGTAACAACTCTGATGTTCTCAGTCTCCTTGTGGAGCGTGGTGAGCAAGAAGTCGTCGAAGTGTTCGCTAAGGATGCTTACAGCTTTCTTGAGCTGGTCCTCGGTGATCTCGTTCATCCTTTATACTTCGTTATGTTAAACACTGATAGGGTGCCTGTCGTGGTCGTCACTCTTAGCCTCTTTAAGTGCCACTCTGGATACGACCTACTTGGTAACCAATCCAGATCCCACTACTTAACGTCCATCACTTGGCCTTTGCCTCCAGTGTTGTCTTAGGGGACGGGAAGCCCTTCGGGACTCCCCTATTATGGGCCTTATTCATAACTCACTGATTATCAACGACTTATGTTATTCCTTAGGCGAAGCCCTGATGTTATTCCTTTAGCGATGCTTTTGCCCAGTTCCATCTTACCTTCGACGGTCTTAAACACCTCCCAATCCTTGATGTTACTCCCGAAGAACGGCTCTAGGATAAGTGTAGGTGCTTTAAGGGTCATAAGGAACCTTCCACCACGCTGTGTTACTCCTTCAACGGACTTAATTCCTCTGTTGGGGTGTGTCGGAAAGAAGGCCTTGAACTGGCTGAGGATGGCCGTGGCGTATTCAAAACCACGCTGTGAGGTGTGCCATCGGAGTATTTCGAATCCTCTGGCGTCTTTGTTCTCTGCTGAGTTGAAATGAAGCTCGATCACAAGGTCAGCATTAAGGGGGTCCACGGCCAGCTTAAGGTTGTCCATGGCTTCCTTATAGGATGATCCGGGGTATCTATCGATGATTACAGTCTCTACAGTCTCAGGAAGGTATTGGTCGATGTAGTGAGCTAAGGTTCGATTATAGTGCCACTCATAGATGGAGTCGTCGCATGATCTAGCACCCGGGTCACCGCTTCGGCTGTGTCCTACACAAATCACGACTTTACCAGAGGCAGTGTTCAGTGTGTCCTCCTCCGGCTTGTTATGCTGTTCAAGGTAGGCGTCGATGAGATCCCTAACCTTTGTTAACAATTTTATCATATCCATGTTGTTGTGGTGGTTTTTCCTGTTCTGTTATAGTAAGCATCTGCTAATCTTTCCAGCTCAATCTTAATCAAGTCTTCTTTACGATCCATCATCTTTCGGTCGGCATCCTGAGCCATCTGTTCAGTCCAGTAAGCGACACCCATAGACAAAGCATCGAGGCGGTCGTCGTGTGTTAAAGCTCCCTTTTCTCGTGTCAATCGAGACATCTGGAAGATGAGCTGATACTTAAGCTGAGTCTCTACTGGGTAGTGCTGTGCGGAGTCGTAGTCCCTTTTGATGACCACAGGGTCGATAACAAGCTTGTGCTGGTTCATTACGGGTTCGAGTGTGTCGACAATCCTTCGCTCTTTCTGGATGTTATGCCTGACTTCCTCGATGGTGCACGGGTGGACTTTGTTAAGATACGGCTTAATGATCTCCACGAACATACCGTCACCAAAGTTACTTTCGACGACGATAGCGTTCACCTTGTTCTCCTTGGCCTTCATTGTTAGCACCTTAAGAACCTTTTCGTCGTATCCTCCTTGCATACCGCCGGCGTCCGTAACATACAAGTAACCATTCAGCATCTTTACGACTGCCCATGAGGTTTCGTCCTTACCACGACCTGACGGGTCAATCGCAAGGACACTGCCGGTGTAAGGCACATGGTCGCCTACGATCTTCATAGGACGATAGAAGCGGTCCCCTGTGAACCCTACGTTAGGCACAGTGCTGTCCCAAGCGTTCTCAGGGTGTTGCGCCCAGACAAGCTTCTCAGGAGCCGTGTCACGGTCAAGGTCCATCACGATGAGGTCATTAAGCTTTAGGGGATACCTATCGAGGTCCGACAGCTTAGGGTCGAGCATGAACTGCATAGCGAACCCTGACTTACCGTAGGACGCTTCACGCTCTGCTAGGTCGATCTCAGTGAAGCGTGTGGGTTCTGTGGGGTAACCTACCTCGACGTCGTCAATACAAGACGCAGCGATGTTCCCTTTATAGACCTTCTCATTCTTCGCGTGAGACGTCATCTTCGCCGGCCAGATACGCATCGCATAGTCACGCTCAAGGAGTTTGTTATAGATACTGTCCTCGCACTGAGGTGTCCCTAGGATCATGATACGACAGTCATCGTCCGGCTTAAGGATAGCCTCGAACTCTTTGACCTGCTCCGACAGCTTGTCCCGCATTGACTGCGTAGCTGAGTTATTTGGGACTTCCACGTCGTCAGCAATGATGATGTCAGCACGCGATCCTGTAAGCTGTGACGTGATACCGAGTGACTTTACAGAGGGCGCGTGGGATGCTTGGGCTGGACCTACGTCGAACGAGATCTTAGAGAAACGTTGTTTGTCTCCCGGGATCAAATGAGCGAGCACGGGCATCTCGTGGATCAACCGAAGGGTGAACGTAGAGAAGTCATCGGCACGAGTCTTGGACGCTGAGACGACAAGGATGTTCTTCTGTGGGTCTAGGAGGAGTTGATGGACGACATAGGCCGAACAGATCCACGACTTACCGACTCCCCGGAACCCTTGGATAACACCTCGTCGTGGACCATGTTGCATCCACTGAGCGATCTCGTATTGGATCGGGGTCGGCGACGGAAGAGATAGATGATTCCATGTCATCCAAAGGAAGTTACGGAAATCTTTTAACTGTTCCGGTATATCAATTTTAGTCATTATCTAACCCCACTACTTTATCGCTTGGGTCTTCAAATGGAAGTAAATTTACTAGTGATTGTAAGGGGGAATCTTGAGTTACACTTGCGGTAATTCCGTTGTCCTTTAGGAGCTGCCGCGCTGCATTTAACAAGGCTGGAGACGGATCTCCCATATTGATTTGATGTATAAAAGTATCTATCAAAAGATCCTGTAGACCTTCCATTTTTATACTTCGTGATTCATCTTTCATATCTATCTTTTTGTTAAAGTATCGTATATCTTAATTAACATATACACTAACGTTGCTAAACCTACACCAATAGCTACTATCAAATTTACGTCTTCAAGTGTGATGTTTGCAATCAATCCTAAGACTCCTACGAGTGGGGTGTGAGGTGAAGAGTTCATTGTTACGTTACGAGCTAAGGGTGCTTCCGAACACTACAAAGTCAAGACGGTCATCCGTTGATTCTGGATCGGCTGTTCTAAGAGCAAAGTAGGTCTGAGTCTTCTCGTGAACAACTACCGCATTATCTGCGGCTGCAATGTCATCACGATAACGAATAGCCATGACAACGTAATTGGTGTCGCTTAAAGGTGTCGTGAAGTAAATACGTCGCTCCGAAACACCTTGATCCATGTTCAAGGCAGAGGTGTTAACATTCAAGCTACCGCTGATAATCGTAGGAGCTGTGGTGTCAAACGTGATCGAACCGTAGCATC